CATCAGAAAAAGTAATTTCAGATAACTCAGAAAGTTCACTTCTTATTCTATAATTTATATCTTTAAAGTTTGCCATGTGAACACTCCTTTCTTAAATTATTATAGCAGTAGTCTGAAATAAAAAAAGGCTAGACAGTTTCCTGCCTAGCCTTCCATTCTGTTTCTACTTATTTCAGTTTATCAGATGGGCGTTCAGGCTTCACGGTATTATCTTTTTTCACAGTTTTTTCTGCGTCACCATGAATTGTTACATGAAACCTAGGAACTATAGATCCCTTCATATGGTCTTTTCCAGGAAGCCGTTCAACGGCATTTTGTAGAACTTCAATAAGCCCTTCATCCATTTCAACTTCCTGACCTTGTTGCACATACATCTGTCTTCCATTAAGGGCTACAAATATAGGTGCATCTTGGTTCTGATCAGTAGAAAACACAGTAACTCTTTTCTTCTTCTCCATAATCTACTCTCCTAACATAGTGCTATCGCTTATAGCGAAGCAAGTGACTGAATTCTTATAATCTTGGACTCGTCAAGAATCTTAGCAGTGTACAGAAGCTTCCAACCTGCAGTAGAGAACTGATTCAGAGGGTTGCTTGTGTCAGATGCACCAGGAGTCTTAACGATTGACTTAACTGTACCCTTGTCAAGATCAACAAGCCCATAAGCATTTTTAGCAACAAGAATTGTGCTGTACACGTTTGCCTTTGTGGCGTTGGTAGTACAAGGAACCCAAGTAGCAACTCCGTCTGGGTTATGAATAGGGTTACCAGTGTGGTCAAGGACTGGACACTGAGTAGTCATAAGGAACCTAATGTTCTTGTATGCACCAATTTCTGCTTCATGCACAGGGCCTTGGGAAGCATAACGCTCAACAGAAATAAATCCGCTGATATTTTCAAGATCCTTTGCCACATCAGGATGGACAAATGCCCAATAAGCAGGTCTAATTGGGAACGTGTTAAATCCAGTAGAAGCTCTCACAATTTCTGTGAAAGGATCGGCGTTATTACGTCTGAACATTCTAATAGCATAATCCAAATCAGGGCCAGTAATAACTGATGCAAGATTGGCAATATCTGCACCAGAAGCAGCAAGCCTCACGTTTGTACCCGCATTAAGAGCAGAGAATGTAATAGTGTCAATAGTATCTGCCATTTGTTCGGCAAGAAGATCCACAGCTTCATTAAGAACTGGATCTTCAATAGACACTTGAACAAGGTCTGAAATGGTAACGAAGTTACCATACTGCCTGACAGCCGCAAGGATGTCAGTGATCGACATTTTCTCTCCGTCACCAACAGTACCTTCAGCAAGCTGAAGGCTGGAAATGGCTCTGGAAAGGTCATTATACTTTCTGAACTTAATTGTCAGAGAGTTATTAGAAGGAAGTGGTCTCTTCTGACCAAAATCCTGAGCAATTAGCTTAGGTCTGGACCTTTCAAGAAGCTTCCTATCATAGTATGCTTGAGCAGCAGAAAAAAGTTCTCCAGCACCACCATCAGCGTGTTGCCAACCAGTAACATCACCACCTACAGCAGATGGGGGGGTGGTACCTGTAACGGACATATTGTATGCCAACTAAAACAACTCCTATCTTTAATTTTATATAATTTTTTAGCGTTTATACCCTGACTCGGCTCTCTTAAGAAGTTCTTGAAACTTTGAAGAAGGCATGTTCCAGATCTTTTCTGCATCAGAAAGATTACTTGTTCCAGTAGATATATTTTCTCTTCCATTTTCAAGGATAGGGACTTTTCTTACACTTCTCTTTAATTGAGACCCCTGACTAACCTGCTTTTCAGGCATACTGTCAGATGCCTTTGTCATTCCAGGTTTAAAGTTTACTGGAGTCTCAGGTTGAGGTTGGTTGTTCTGGTAGGCAACCACCTTTTCCCTTATAAAGTTATAGAAGATTTTAAATACTTCCTTGTCCTCATTTATCTGGGTTTTAAGCCCAGCTGGAATAGCGTTTGGTTCCCCTTCTGGAATCATGTAAATCTTTTTGCATAAATCAAAAACTATATCAAATAGTTCTGGATCCTTAGACCTTAGCTCAGAGAAAAATAATTCTTTTTCAAGTTCATCTATTTTTGCCCTATATGGACTAAGTTCTTTGTCTACTTGCTTCTTTAAATATTCTTTAAACTTTTTCGAGTCGTTTATGTCAGTAGTATTAACACCATCAAAACTTACATATTCCTCAATATCTTCCTTTTTAAGTGCTCTACGAATTAATTCTTGAACAACTTTGTTTTCTTCAACTACGTTAATAACATCTTTCCATTCACGTAGCTTGTACATCTTATTATCATAATCCACGCCTTGCTGTGCAAGGTTAATAAGCTCCTCTTTTGTCTGAACAGGAATGTACTTTCCATAAACTTTCAACAGCGCATAAGGTACTCCTTCACCATCGGTCTGATGGTCAGCATCAGCTTGGTCGGCTGACATTCCCATTTGCTGTGGTTCATTTACTTCAGTAGCTTCAGCAACCTCTGGTAAGGCTGATTCGTCTGTCTGACGGGCCTCTTCTGCCAGAGCTTCCTCAAGTATCTCCTGATCAGTATCGAGTGGCTCAGTTCCTTGCGGGAAGTTCCATGACGACATTCGCTATCTCTCCTATTCCGGACGTTGCCTTACGGTCGTCCTTAAAATTCAGGGACAACTTGTCTAGTCTGTCCCTGCTCTTTATTGTCAATAACTTCTTTCTTACCTTGCGATTCGAGCTGTGTTATAAAGTCCTCAAAGTACCTTGCAGTGGCAAAGAATACAACTCTTTTTCTGTCATTGGACTCTTCTGCCCCAAGTCTGATGCCCTTTACAACAAGCTCATTAGCATAGTTAGTAAGAAGTTCTTTTAACAGCTTCCATTCGTTTGAATTAATAAGATCATATGCTCTAAGTTGACGTTCAACATCCACTACAGTATGCACCTCCAAATGAATCTATACTTAGATTATCATACTTGACTGAAGCAGTAAGGGGCTACATCCCAAACATGCTTGGGGCATCAAGCGGTGATCCCTGTCCTTCAGCTACTTGCATTGGCTGCGCCTCAACTGATGGCTGTTGTCCTTGTGGCATTCCAGCACCTTCTGGCGGAAGTTCAATAAAGTTTTCAATATCTTTGTATCCCATGCTTTCAAGAAGTTTAGAAACAACATAGTGGACATGTTTTGGCTTCACAAGACCAAGCTGTGCTAATGACGGAAGGATATTTAATAAATTCAACATCTGTGACTGCTGTAGTTCCTTTAGCCCTGCGCCAATACCAACATTCACCATTAAATCAAAACTTCCATCAAGTTTATCAGGAGTGATCTCTAATGGTTTATTAAATAGCCTTAAAACCATCTTATCTGTTATAAACTGTTGATTAAGGGCAATCATTTTTCTAAAAGCATACTTAACACCAGTTTCAGCAAGAAGCCTTGCAATAAGCTCTATTCTTTGCTGGCTGGCTGTCATAATGGCAGATACGCCTGTTGCCGTTGAATTTAAAGATTTACTATCAAGCCCTTGGGAGTACCTAGTAATTCCTGATCTGTTCTCTTTACACGTGTCAAGGTATTCAAACAGATTAAATATAGTGGGTGCCATTGTTTCTGGTTTCATTTCACGAACGCTTTGGTTAACATCCTCTGTAAACACAACAGCACCAGGTTTAACATTAAGAAGTGCCCCTATATCAGTACCTGAGTTTCTTGCAACAAGGTAAAAGTTATTTACAGAAAAAGCAATGTTATCAAATATATTTCTATACAATGATGTTTTCATTCTTTGGAATTCAACTACCATATCAGTAATTGAAATTCCATATAGCCTGTGGCAGTCTACTATGGGTACAAGCGTCTCAAAAGGAGGCTCACCATGGTCAAATGGATTCTCTTCCACTCTAAGTAGTACATCATCAGTAAAAGTTACAAGAAGTGGCTCAAGTAATCCGTCACCATCAATGTCCAGCTTTACCCAGCATTCCCACACCCATTTATATTCTCGTCCATCTGAAGGTGTTGGTATAAGCTCTTTATTTAGACCTGCATAGTCGCCTTCAAGCTCTGTTATCTGTGCAAGTTCTGAATATTCAGAGTCACCTTCCGCATAAGGAATTACTTCACTTACATTATGGTATATCCCTTCTCTTTCCATACGTCTAAGGTAGTCCATTGTTCGTCTAACTCTATGACCAACAAAGTTAGCTTCACGAACTGACCGTGCCCCAGGCTCTATATAGAATGAAGACACTGGTATATTTTCTATCCATGGACCAGAATACACATTCTTTTTAATAAATGCAACAACATTTCTGTACATAGTCGCTGTTTCAACAGTTTCAGTCTTATTTCCTTCTGCATCTTCAGATTTTATAACTGAAACATCTTCATATTCATCAAAGCTTTCTATAGAGATATTAGTCTGGACCGAAAGAGCTGTAAACTCGTCTTCAGTCATTTCCTCATAGAACAGAGATTTCTTTTCATAGAAAGTTTCCCATGTAATCTTGATAACACCAAATCCATAAATAAGTGCATCTTTAAACCACGTATAAAATTTAGTAAAGCCTTCCATTTTATAATTAAACTGATAATTAAGGAGTGCTTGGTGCTGTTCTGCTGCAGTAACGTCTTCCCCACCTACAGGCTGTATCACTACTATGTCGTGTGATGCTGTAAACACACGCATAAGTGATGGCATCATCCATTCAATTGTGTCCATAACATCTGAAGAAACTATAGAACTTCTACCAGGAATATTATATTTTGCATCTACTATGGCATGATACGCATTATAGCAGCTTTTTATCCTTTCAGCAAAATTAGCCTGTGCTTGCACAGCAGCATCTCTATCTTCTTTTACAGCACGAAGAATATCATCTTCTTCCATAGATGATCGTTCATCAAAAGCATCAGTACGTGGAGTCTCCTCTTCATCCTCTACAGTATCTTCATTTTCAGCTTCTTTTTCTGCTTCTTTAATTACTTTGTTTACTTGAGAAATTATCTTTCTATCAGGTTTATCAGGAGAATTCATATCTGATAAAGACATAAATGGATCTTCATCTTTTGTATTATCAAGAACTTCAACAAAGTCCCTGTAGTCTATATCCGCCAATTATACCACCCTTCCTTCACACATAGTACGAACTTTCTTTAAACGATTAAGCCATCCCTTAATAAACACTTGTTGAGAAGGATTATTTTCAACAATTCGTTTAAAATAAAGCTCTCTTCTATCATTAAATTCTTTAGTCAATTTTTCAGAACTGTTTGTCTGAAGTACTTCATTTAATGCTTCAATTGATTTAGCTCCAACAACGCCATCAAATGTAATGTTCTTTTTATATTTATTTATCAGCAAATCTTGAAGAAGCATCCCAGCCCCAATGGGTGTTCCTTTAGCAGTCTTGCCACCTCTACCATGGTTAACACAAGAATCATGGAATGCGAATGAAAGCATTGCAGGAATCTTATCACATAAACAGTCTTTATAATACATTACATTATATATAGTATACACATATTCTGGGTGTTTTGATAAATCTTTAATACTTATATGTGAAGGTACTAGACCACGTGCTTTCGCTCTGTTTAATGTACCTATAGTGATTCCGAGGTTAGTTTCCCCCCCTTTATCCGCAGGGTGGTTTACATATCCTCCTTCATAGTTTAGTATATGTCTATGCCATGTTGCTGGAACGTCTGTGTAGTATAGTCTAGTCTCATTGGAAGGTGTAGTTGAAGGTGTTTCATCAGGGAACTTTTCAAAAGCGTCTTTACCACGTATTTCCAAATACTGTGTAAACAATAAATTAAGAATCGGATCGCTCATATGTATTCACCTCTATGGAAGATAAACAGTATGTGTTGGCATCTGATCATAATTGGAAAAATCCAACGGATTATACTTCTTTCTAGGAGAAGTGGCATTCACCTTATTCATAGTCATAACAAGGTTGCTCAATGTGTCAATGGTATCATCGTGCCCTGCGCTCCTGCCATTAGGAGTAAACTTCAATAATTCAGCTTCAAGGTCATGCATATCAGGAAGCATGAACACTTTCCCTTCATAGAATTTTGGCTGTAAATTCATAATTCTATGTTCTTTTTTTATCAAGTGATTAAGTTCTATAATTCGTACATTATGTAGAGCAAAGCTTTTCACATGTTCATCCAGCATATAATAGTATACTTTTTGTGGACCGTTCGTTTCAATCCCTACAGCATTGCAATTATATTTATTATACAGTTCAGTAATAATCTGCAATGTTTCGTTTGGTTTCATTCTTCTCCTAACATACTCACGAACATATATGTTTGAAGCATCATCAATCCCGCCCACCATCACAACTGTAAAGTCAGAATCTCCTTCAACAGCATACCCGAAGTCAACAGCCATATAGTGTCGTAAGTCACCTGTAAGTGAAAACGGATTATAGTATCTTATATGTTCTTTTTCAAACACTCTGAATTCAGCTGCAGCAGGATTATTCATATACTCCATCATAAACCGCATCAATGTCCCACTTCTAGCATATTCTTCTTTAATTTGCATTATCTTTTCCACAGGAAATCGTTCAGGCCAAATACTCTCTCCAGCTTCATTCAATATAGAATACTTCTTCACCACCCACCCAGCTGGTGGGTCTTTATACAATCTAGCAAGCATAGCATCTTCATGAACAATTGTGCCGACAAACACCAATCTCCCATTCACAGGGTCTAGTGATGGAAGCACCTGCCCGAACAGCCAATCCCGTATCTTCGCCCTCTTATCAGGAGTTGCAGTATTATTTTCTTCTTCAATATCATCTAAGACAATCATCTGTGGTCTAACATTATCAACGTATCCACGTAGTGACTGTCCAGCACCACGTGCAAGCAACCTGATCCGCTTCCCACCGAGCCACCCCAGCTTCAAAACCAGCTCCCCTTGGCTCCAAGGAACCCCAGGTTCTATTTCAAATGTATCCGATAAAAACTTATTATCAGTAATCTCCCTTTTAATCCTATCCAAGAAGTTGCATGCTTTCTTAAAGCTATCAGACACTATTATTGTAAAAGCAGACATCCCATAGCAAGAGCAATACAGCACCCACAGAAACGTAATAAGAGTGCTCTTACTGCTCCCACGTGAAGAAATAATCACCGTCTTAGGATGCTGCTCTTTCAAGCAATCAATAATCTCATGGTGAAACTTAGGAGACTTGAAGACAATCTTGCTCCCATCCGGTTTTATCGCTTCTGTTATATGTGGAAAGAATGCAGGAAGAAACCCACCGAGTACATCAGTATACAGCAAAGGATCACATATAGCAGATTTTAAATTAGGCATACTCTACCACCCGCACCATTTAAACAATCCAATTGCACCAAGCGCAATAACAACAATCGATACTGTCATATACATTATATCAGACATAACTCAGCACCCTTCCGGTATTATGTTCCACCCTAACACATCTATCCCAATCCAACCTCTATTCATCTTTCTTCTCCTCAGGAGAGATGGAAGAAACTCCAGACAGATTAACACCAGCGGCACTTAATCTTTTTCGCACTTCCTTCTCTGTCATTTTCCCTCTATTTTCTTCCCTCTCAACCCCAAGGTATTTGAACTTCAAATTCATAAGATCAACTAACATACCACTAGCACTTAATTTCTCCTTATCCAATTCTGCATTCTGTAGCATATCAAAATAAAAATTAATCATCCAATCTATCCTCTGTACATCTTTCATCTCATCCATACCAGTACCCCCTCCAATATCCATAATGATCAATCTAATTATAGCATACGTTTCCAACAAGAAGCAAACTAGTAAAAATTTACAAAAAAAATTTTATATTTATATCATTAACTTTTCACAAACTAAAACAAGGAGTGCTTACTTTAAAAATTTACAAAAAAAATTTTTTATATTTACATTGTTAACTTTTTCACAAACTAAAACAAGGAAGCCTTATTATGGGGGCTTTATTTCTATTGGCTCAGTTGAAAAGTCAGGCCCCCACCCTTTGAAGCCTTTGGGTCTGGTATACAATTTAGATAATTCAGAAGTGTCAGACTATTCAGAATCTTCAGTCGTGGTCCAATTGTCAGACTATTCGTACAATTCAGTCTATTCAGAATCTTCAGAAAAAGTATACATGCCAGAAAATTTAGTTGGGGGTCGACTTGCCAGACTATTCAGACTATTCAGTCTATTCAGACTATTCAGTCTATTCAGACTATTCAGTCTATTCAGACTATTCAGTCGAGGTTGAAGTGTCAGACTATTCAAAATCTTTAGTCTGGGTCGAATTATCAGACTATTAAGACTATTCAGTCGAGATCAAATTGCCAGACTATTCAGACTATTCAGTCGAGGCCGAATTATCAGAAAATTCGTACAATTCAGACTATTCTAAATCTTTAGTCGGGGTTAAATTGTCAGACTATTCAGACTATTCAGTCGAGGCCGAATTATCAGAAAATTCGTACAATTCAGACTATTCAGAATCTTTAGTTGGGGGTCAAATTGTCAGAAAATTCATACAATTCAGACTATGTAGACTATTCAGACTATTTAGACTATTTAGAAACTCCAGACTATTAGTACTATTCAGACTATTCAGAATCTTCAGTCGGTGGTCAAATTTTCTGACAATTAGCACAATTCAGACTAGTTAGCCGTGGTCGACTTGTCAGACTATTCAGAAAATTCCGTCTGGGGGTCGAATTGTCAGAAAATTCGCACAATTCAGAATAGTTAGCCGTGGTCGAATTTTCTGACTATTCGTACAATTCAGACTATTCAGAATCTTCAGATCATGGCTTGTGAAATATGGAACTTGTAAGATTCATACTATTCAGAATCTTCAGATCAGACGGGGTCAAATTGTCAGAAAATTCGCACAATTCAGACTATTCAGAATCTTTAGACCAGCCGGGGTCAAATTGTCAGAAAATTCGCACAATTCAGACTATTCAGACTATTCAGACCATGGCTTGTGAAATATGGAACTTGTAATATTCTGAATAGACTGAATGATCGGAATCTTTAGTCTTTTCGCAGGAGGGTTGACAGGGTGGGGAGACCATGGTAAACTGTACCCAGAAAGCGGGGAACAAGCAACTTGACAAGAAGGAAGCAAACGGGTGTTTAACGGATTGGCTGCCGTAAGCCTATCGCTTCCATACTTATAGAGGAATTCAACCTATTCAGAAGGGTGGAAAGATTATGGCAATTCCAACAATAACCGTGGATTTCGATGATACCTTGTACACCAAGTGCTTTCTGTCGATTGGTCAGAAGCGATTGAATTTTTTTAGAACTATGATAAATTCTGGAATATTCAGGGTTGTGGTAGTGACAGCTAGAACTCAGGATATTCACGAAATATCAGAGTTTTGCGAAAATTCAAACATCAGAATTGACGGGATTGTCTCTCATGCAGGAGACAAACTATCAATCCTGAAAGAACTTAATTCCATAGCCCACTTTGAGGACAGCGACAAGTTAACTCCTTTCCTTGCGGAGCACGGGGTAAACGTGTTTTACATGGGAGAGTATACTTCCTCCAAGTGTAAAGAGGAATGGAAGGAATCACTGGTAATCAAGGGAGAATGGCACTACTACCAGAAGGATGATAACACTAGGGGGATGGAATGATGAGAATGATACCGAGTAAACTAATATTTGATACTGAAACCTATGGCCTTAAGCCGGACAATACGGTATTTGACATTGGGTACATGGTGTTTAATCCAAAGTGGGGCATAGTTAAGAGGAACTACCTTGTTCTGGAAACCTTCAAGGTAGAAAAGCTGAAAGGGATTCCGTTCTATGGTGAGGGGAAGGTAAACAAGTACCTTTCCCTTAATATTGAAGTGCTTCCTTGGTTGGACATTATGCTTAGGTTGTGGAGGCATATCAAGGAGTATGACGTTAAAGAAGTAATAGCCTACAATCTTCCCTTTGACCTAGATGCCCTTTCCCACACTAACAACCTGCTACGGGGGAAGGAGTTCAAGATGTTTGACGGAATCAAAAAGACTGATCTCTATACCGTCTTCTGCAACTTTGTCAAAAATAGGAAGGATTTTCCAAGGTATTGTGAGGAGCACGGATTTATAAGTGGGGCAGGTAACCTCCGGACTAATGCAGAAGTAGCCTACGGGTTTTTAGTACAGAACCCTGACCATGTAGAATCTCATACGGCTATGTCTGACGTAGTGGAAGAATATCAGATATATACTGAAATAAAGAAGCGGAAAAAGCGGTATCAGATGGAAGCGGAGCCCATGCCGTGGCAGATGGTAAGCCATAACAGGGAAAACATGAAGCGAAGGAGGAGGGGGTAACACCCCTTCTTCTTCACATGAACTGATGACATTGTGAGCTTTGTACAGAATAGTCTGAATATTCAGTTTTCAGCGCGGTGGGTCTGGTATACAATTTGCATAATTCAAAATATTCCGTGTATACACCCTGGCTTGTGAAATATGGAACTTGTAATATTGCAAATTGCATACACTGCAGTAGTAGAATGTACACTGGTGCAATGTTCACAAATTGTTACCAGAATTTTCAGAATAATTCAAATTGCACTACAAATGCAAACGCATTGTATACACTACCAGGATAGATAGACAGGATGAACAGTTCAGTCAGGGCGAAATCTGAATTTTCAGAATAATTCAAATTGCACTACAATATCAACCCTGGCTTGTGAAATATGGAACTTGTAATATTGCAAATTGAATACACTGCAAAGTGCGTGCGGCTTGGCACACAGTATACTGTATATTGTATACATGGACACAATAGAAGCGCAAACCCCCCAAAAAAAAGTATCCTTCTTTGTTTTATATACTATTCTACTTTATTCCTTATTCTCTCTATTCCTTATTCCATACTATTCTCTCTATTCCTTATTCTCTCTATTCTCTCTGTTCTCTATTCTTTATTCCATAGTATTCTATCTATTCTTTATTACAAAATATTCTTCCTTATTCCTTATTATCTATTAGTATATACTGTTCTCTCTATTCTATATTGTTCTACAATGTGATTATGTATGTGTAATAAAAGGAAGAGGAGAACAATATGTACAGTGCTCTCCTCTATGGTGTGTACTACAGGGAAATGGGTGGTACAAAAAACAAATCTTTCTTTTCCCCCTAATTTACTTGTGAAAAAAATGTCTAACTTTTGAGGCAGCCCAGCCACAGTACAATTACTGCTTCTCTGTGTTGTCCGGCATTTCTGGGTAGAGGCTGTCTTCTGTA